GGACAAGGCCGAGGTCTTCTCCAAGAAGGCAAACGCGGTGAAGACGCTGAAGGACAGCGGCCTCATCGTCGAAGAAGCCCTCGCCGACGCCGCGACCAACATGCTGGTGGAAGACGGCTTCCTGCCGGGTCTGGAGGCCGCGATCGAGGAATACGGCACCCTCGGCGAGCAGCCGGAGCCGACTGAGGAAGAGTTGCTTGCCACGATGGCTCAGCGTGTGCCCGTGGATGGCGCTGGCTCTCGCTTATAAATTCCGAAGCAGTGCAGTGGCACGAGTAGATGGAAGTCACATCACGGCGGAGCAGACGGCATTTTCAAAGCGCGAAGGCGCGCGACAAGTGAGGTGTGTTGGTAGACGGCCTTGAGAAGTTCTTTCGTGAGCTCAATAGCCACCTCGACCTCTTCAGCCTCAATAGCATCATAAGTCTGAGCCTCGATATGTGCGGCATCATTGCCCAGCAATCTCAACTCGTCAGCTGCGTCTAGTAGATCCTTGGAAATGACGATTGCGGAGCGTAGATTTTCGATCTTCGCTTTCAAGTTGTTCCCTGACGCGCCGCGCTCGACGCACATCTCTTCCAGCGTTCGTCGAACCATCAGAGCGGCCGCCCTGTAGCAACTGGAAGCATGGCACTTGATAGCCTCTTCGAGGCACGCGAGAATTTGCGGCGGTAGATTGGTAGCATCAAAGTCAATTACTTCAGGCGGGTAGGAAATTAAAACTTCGTCGTTTTTTAATTCAGCGAACACCAACGCGTTGCACGTCGTATTCGGGCAGATTCTCATCCCGGCGTGAAAGATGTCGATTACTGGACGGCCATTCACCGTGCCCTCGCGGCGAACTTGCCAGCCGGCATCGTTGCAATTGTCCACCGAATAAAAGGCGCCTGCTCGTCGACAAACTGGGCAAGTCAACATGGCGACGCCCGCGCTGATCGCTTCTGGCTTCTTCTCAAAATTGAACATTTTAGCCCTCCAGCAGCGCAGTACAGCCGGAGTTAAGTCCAGATGCAATTCACAGACGCCGCTGTCGTCGCGGGAACGCGTCGACGCGATGACGGCTACCTGGTGGCCGATGCCCGCATCGCCCGCACGGGAATCCAGACCTATCTGGGTGCCGAGGTCGGCCGTGCCGACATGGCGACCGTGCGGGTCTACCGACCTGGCGCCGAGGTGTTCAGCGAGGCCACCCTCAAGAGCGCCGCCCATCGCCCGGTTACGAACGATCACCCCGCCGACGCGGTGAATTCGTCCAACTGGAAGCAGTTCGCCGTGGGCCAGACCGGCGACGAGGTCACCGGCGAGGGCATCTTCCTGCGTGTCCCGCTGATGGTCAGCGATGAGGCGGCGATCCGGGACATCGAGGCCGGGAAGCGCGAACTCTCCGCCGGCTACACCTGCACGCTCGACTTCGAACCGGGCAAGACGCCAGCCGGCGAGCCCTACGACGCCATCCAGAAGAACATCCGCCTGAACCACGTCGCGATCGTCGCGCGCGGCCGGGCCGGGTCCGAAGTCCGCATCGGCGACGGTGCGACACAGTGGGGCGCTGCCCCGATCCCTCCAACCATGGACAAGGAGCCGCGCGCGATGAGCGACGCACTTCGCACTGTGGTCGTGGACGGTCTGTCGGTGAGCACCACCGATCAGGGCGCCCAGGCCATCACCAAGCTGCAGACCGACCTCGCGTCGTCCGCCGCCAAGATCGAGACGCTCACGGCGGACCATTCCGCCGTCCTCGCCAAGAAGGACGAGGAGATCGGCGCTCTCAAGGCCGACCTGAAGAAGGCGCAGGACGCCCTCCCGAAGGCGGCCGACCTCGACCGGCTCGTCGCCGATCGTGTGGCCCTCGTCACCGCCGCCAAGGCGATCGACAAGGACATCACGACCGACGGCCTCACCGATGCCGACATCCGCAAGGCCGCCGTCGCCAAGAAGCTCGGCGCCGAGATGGTGAAGGACGCGTCCGACGCCGAGATCACCGGCATGTTCAAGGCGCTCACCAAGGACGCCAAGGGCGTCGACACGGTGCGCGATGCGCTCAACACCCGTGACACCGCGAGCCTGAACGCCGCGACCGATGCCCACAAGGCCATGGTCAACGGTCTGCAGGACGCCTGGAAGACGAAGGGAGCTGCCTGATGCCCGCCATCCAGACCACCTACGCCGCCGTCCACGCCCGCTGGGTCGAGGGCATGCAGCTCAACATGGAGCCCTGCGTCATCGTCTCCCGCCTGGCGGAAGACGCGGAGGGCATCGGCTTCGGCAAGGTCGCGGTGCAGGGCACCGCCGATGACCAGGTCGTCGACAGCGAGGCCACGGCCAAGTTCGTCGGCATCGCCGTCCTCGACTCGACCCGCCCCACCGGCAAGTACGAGCAGTACGAGACGGTCGCGGTCATGAAGAAGGGGATCATCGTCGTCGCGGCTTCCGAGGCCGTCGCGGTCGGTGACCCGGTCTACTACACGCCCGCCTCCGGCGTGCTGTCGAAGACCGCGACCTCCAACACTCTCATCGCCGGCGCGACGTGGGAGACCAGCACCTCCGGTGCCGGCCTCGCCGCGGTGCGCCTCAACACCCCCTGAGGAGCGTCACCATGACCAATCTTGCCATCCAGGACGCTCAGCAGGTCGCTATGAGCTTCCTCATCCGTCAGGCCTCGCTCATCGAGCCGACGGTCTACGCCATGCGGTATCAGGACATCCAGTATCCGTCCCTGATCCCGGTCGACACCTCGGCGCCCGAGTGGATCCAGTCCGTCACCTACTTCTCGATGGACGCGGTCGGCCGGGCCGAGTGGTTCCACGGCAACGCCCAGGACGTCCCGAAGGTCGAGACGACCCGCGACAAGCTGGAGACCAGCGTCTCCATGGCCGCCATCGGCTACGGCTACACGCTCGAGGAGCTCGGCACCGCCCAGCTGCTCGGCATGAACCTGTCCGCCGACAAGGCCAGCGCGGCCCGCCGCGTCGCCGAGGAGAAGATCGAAGCTGTCGCCTTCGCCGGCGACGCCAAGAAGGGCTACTCCGGCCTCGTGAACAACGGTGGCGTGACCGCGTCGACGGCTCCGGCCGACGGCACCGGCTCGGCCACCACGTTCGCGTCGAAGTCGGCCGACCTGGTGCTTCGCGACATCAACGGGGCCCTGACTGGCATCTTCACCGGCACGATCGGCGCGGAGATGGCTGACACCCTGCTCCTGCCCTACTCGGTGATGCTGGACCTCTCGACGCGCCGCATCGACGCGACGAACCAGACCACGATCCTCGAATGGGTCGAGCGGAACAACATCTACACCCGCACCACGGGTCAGCCGCTCACCATCCGGGGCGTGTTCGGTCACCTTGACACGGCCGGCGCTTCCTCGACCAAGCGCATGGTCGCCTACCGCCGCTCGCCGGAGGTTCTCAAGCTGCACATCCCCATGCCGTTCCGGTTCCTTCCGGTCTGGCAGACCGGGCCGATGCGGTTCGACGTTCCCGGCATCTTCCGCCTCGGCGGTGTCGACGTGCGCCGGCCGAAGGCCATGCGCTACCTGGATGGGATCTGAGCCATGAAGGTCACCAACACGAGCGAAGGCCCGCGCGGCATCAACACCGCGGCGGGTCCCGTACTCCTCGAGCCGGGCGAGACTCGCGATCTCGACGTTTCCGCTGCCGAGGCGAAGATCGCCAGGGCGACGGGCTGGTTCGAGATGGCGGGGGCCGCGGCGACCACGCCGAAGCAGGCTGCAGGGGCCGAGGACGATGCCGGGAAGAAGGCGGCTGACCTCCTGGCCAAGGAGAAGGCCGGCGGGATGCACTTCAAGACGTTCGAGGCCGAGGCCAAGGACATTCTCGGCGACGCGACGCCGTCCACCAAGGACGAGATCGTCAAGGCGCTGGAAGGCCTCGCCACCAAGCCCTGATCCCCGGCGCGGCGGGAGACTGCCGCGCCGCCCAACCGCCTGAGGAACGCCATGGCCGGATATGGAGATGACGCGGGGCTCGCCTCGTTCCTGACCGCCCATGGCTACACGCTGCCGGGCGGCGCGCCGTCGGCCGCCGTGCTTCGCCAGCGCGGCAGCGCCTACATCGACGCGCTCTACGGGCCGCGCTTCTCCGGGGTGCCTACCGACGGATTCGCCCAGGACCGGCAGTGGCCGCGAACCGATGCCGTCGCCTACGGCGAGGACATTCCCGAGAACGAGGTTCCGACCGCCATCATCGAGGCCAGCTATCACGCCGCCTATGCCGAGGCGGCATCGCCCGGCTCGCTGAACGTCACGCTCACTGCGGCCCGGCGCGTGAAGCGCCAGAAGGTCGGCGAGATCGAGCGAGAGTTCTTCGACGGCGGCGACACCATGGAGGCAGCGCTACCGCGCCTCAGCGCCGCCGAGGGCCTGGTGGCGCCATTCTTGGAGAGCCAGGCCTCTTTCGGACTGATGGTCGTCTGATGGGCTTTTATGAGGAGATGCAAGCGTTCGCGAGCGAGACGATGGCTGAGTTCCGGCAGGGCGTCGTCACGCTGACGCGCACGCCGATGACCCCCGGCGCCAACCCTTGGGACCCGCCGACGCCAGAAACACCCGTCATCTACACCCTCGACGCCGTGGTCCGCGCGGTCGAAGACAAGTTCGTCGACGGCACCACCGTCTACGCCACCGACCGGCAGGTCATGTGCGGCGTGCTGCCGGTCGAGATCCTGCCGGGCGACACACTGGCGATCGACGGCAAGGTGGTCACGATCGTGAAGACGATGCGCATCCCGGCCGCGGGCACCGCTGTCGCCTGGCGCTTCATCGTGAGGGGCTGACGTGGCGGCCAACTCGTGGGAGCAGCTGATCGCCTCGTGGGAGAAGCCCCTGCGGGATGCCTTCCTCGACGGCGTCTATCGCATCCGCGACGCGGCGCAGATCGGCCTCATCGCCGAGCGGCTCGAGCGCGGAGACGTCGAGGGTGCGCTCCGGGCCGTCGGCATCGACCCGAGCCGGTTCCGCGAGCTCGATGCCCAACTCGCCGCGGCCTTCTCCGCGGGTGGTCGCTTCACCGAGGGCCACATTCCGGCGACGAAGGACCCCAACGGGTTCCGGCTCGACATCCTGTTCGACATCCGCAACCCGCGAGCCGAAGCCTGGCTCCGCGAGCGCTCCTCAACCCTCATCCGCCAGATCACCGACGACCAGCGGACCATGGTTCGCGCCGTCCTGACGCAGGGCATGATCGACGGCCGCAACCCGCGAGACGTGGCGCTGGAGATCGCAGGCCGGCTCAATCGCGCCACCGGCCGTCGAGAGGGCGGACTCATCGGCCTGACCTCGACCCAGCAGGAGTGGGCGCGCAGCTACGCGCTCGAGCTCGCCACCGGCGATCCGGCGGCGCTCCAGCGCCTGATGCGCGACAAGCGGTTCGACGCGACGATCCGGCGAGCCATCAAGGAGGGCAGGGGGCTCACGAAGGAAGAGGCCCTGCCGGCTTTCCGGGCCTATTTGAACCGCGCGCTGAAGATGCGCGGCGAGGCTATCGCTCGCACCGAGGCCATGGCGGCGCTTCATGCCTCCGCGCAGGAGGCCATGGCCCAGGCGATCGACGCGGGCCAGGTGAACGAGGCGGCCGTCACGAAACAGTGGAAGTCGGCGCGGGACATCAGGGTCAGAGATGCACATCGGCAGATGAACGGACAGACCGTCGCCTTCCGAGCAGATTTCGTCGCCCCGAACGGGGAGCGCCTCAAATACCCTGGGGACCCAAATGCCAGCCCTGCAATGGTGGTGAACTGCAGATGCATCGCAGAGTATTCAGTCGATTTCCTGGGCGACATTGACTAAAATAATCGGGCCGATTTGGTGCCATTAACACCGCATCGGCTCTAACCAAGCCCGAACATTGGAGGTTCGAGTGGCTGCGAAGTCTGAATCGACTGGCCGTCCACTCAGCAAGTCGGGGGGAGATCGGCTGCGGTCGCCCCACGGAACCATCAACAAGCTGTCCGATGTCGATGCCGCCTACATTGCAGGGCTTATCGACGCTGACGGAACCGTAACGGTCAGCGGCCGGGACGCGCCGTCGCCTATGGTCCTCGTCGTCAACGGGAACATGCCTCTAATCCGGTGGCTACTCTCCACGATTGGCGGGGGCTGCGCATATGAGACCAAGACACGTCCCACTCGACCAGATCAGAACGACGCGCACTGGAACGCCGTGCACCGCTTCCAGATCACCGGCTTAAAGGCAGTGGCTCTGCTGGAGCAGGTTTCGCGGTTCATGAAGGTCAAACACCGGCAAGCCAGTCTGGTCATGTCTGTGCCGATGCGCGGCCGTGATTTTCCTTTGAGCGCAACTGCCGAGCAGCGGGCTCGCTCATTCTTGGTCCGAGACGAAATCCGCGCGCTGAATCAGCGGGGCAAGAAAGGCGAGCATCAGATGTCGCTGGTAATGTGATGGCGGTCTCGAACCTCTCCTTCGCCGCGCAGGTCGACGGCTTGGTGAAGAAGACCGAGCGCAACCTGACCGCCGTCTTTCGCGAGAGCGCAAAGCGGGTCATCCAGCAGGCCCAGGACAACGTCCCGATCGACACCGGATTCCTGCGATCATCGCTGCAGGTCGGCATCAACGTCGCGGTGCCCCCGGCTTCCCGGCCCCAAAGCGCGCCCGGCGCGGTGCCGAATATCTCCGCGGTGATCGCCGGCGCCAGCCTCGGCGACACGATCACCGCCGGCTACACGGCCAACTACGCGCTGTTCGTCGAGTACGGCACCTCGCGCATGGGGCCGCGCCGCTTCGTCGGACGCGCCGTCGCCAACTGGCAGGGCACAGTCAACCGGGTGGTGGCGGAAGTGAACTCCCGCGGCCGATGAGCCCTTCGACTTGATCGGCGTCATCCTCGGCCGCCTTCAACAGGCCCATCTGCAGCATCCGCAGCATCATGCGCGCCGCGTCGAGCGCGGTGTTCGCGCGGACCGTCGAACCCTCGGCCCGGCCCAGCGTCTCAGCCGCCTGGTGCAGCAGGTCATAAGCCTCAACGTCGGTCAGCTTCAGCGGCATGGGGGCAACATACCAGCGTGCGGCCTCGCAGGACACCAAGATCAGGCGGTCGCAAACGAGACGGGGACACCTCTTGATATCGAATTGCTGACCGTTGAAGTGCTCCTGGCACGTTGGATCAGATCCTCGACGGGCTGAGCCGGGTCGGCCGGTGTCACCGAAGCCTTCACCTGGATGTCAGTCGCCAACAGCGGTTCGCCGTCGAAGGTCACGGTGACATCGACGGTGAGAGACTCAATCGCGATCCCCATCTCGGCTGCCACGTAGTGGAGGTCGTTGCAGAAGCAACCGCCGACGGCCAGGGCCAGCAATTGGCCGCCGTTGAAGCCCAGGCCTTGTCCGGCTGCTTTTCCGGCGGGTCGATCGACGACGACCGTGTGCTGCCCGGCGGCGCCCACCGCGGCTCCCGTGCCGGCGATGCTTCGAAAACGAACGGACATCTCGGCCACGGGCGTTCCTCCTGGTGCCTGGATTCTGCGTAGGGAATTGGAGTGATGCAATGGCCACCTACGCCGACACTAAGGTCTGGCGGGCGCTCTCTGCCCGGCTCGATGGCCTGACCTTCTCACCGGCTTTGCCGATCGCCTGGCCGAATTCGGCATTCGCACCGCCCGGTGACCGGAAGTGGCTGCGGGTCAACGAAATCCCGGCGTCCACCACGCCTTTCGCCTTGTCCGGGGGAACGAGCGAGCACGTCGGCCTCATACAAGTGGATGTGTTCCGGCCCCTGAACGAGGGCCACGTCCCGGCGAAGGAGATCGCCGGCGCCATCCGGGCGCACTTCTCGGTCGCGCTCCGCCTGTTCAGCGCAGGCGTGAAGGTCGTCATCACCCGGTCCGAACTCGGCCCGGTCCTGACGCAGGACACCGAGATCATGCTGCCGGTCACCATTTGGTGGCGGGCGTTCAAGTGAACCCGGCCGCGCCGGTCCCCACCCGTCAACCCGGAGAGACACCATGACGGAAATCAACACGAGCCTGGGCGCCCGGCTCTACATCTCGAATGCCGCCGTGCTCGACACGGTGGACAGCGTGTCGGAGTTCGAGGCGCTGACCTGGGTCGAGGTGGACCCCGTCGAGAACCTGGGCGACTTCGGCGACGAGGCCGCGGCGGTGACGTTCTCCGGCCTCAAGGACGGCCGCATCCGCAAGCTGAAGGGCGCGCGGGATGCCGGCGAGCTCGCCGTCGTGGTCGGCCACAATCCGACGCAGGTCGGCCAAGTCGCGATGATCGCCGCCGAGGCCACCAAGTTCAACTATGCCTTCAAGGTCGAGATCCCCGACGCGCCGTCGGACCTCTACACGAACTCGTTCTTCTACTTCCGCGGCAAGGTCATGTCGAAGCGCATGGGCGTCGGCGGCAACGGCGACGTGACGAAGCGCACGTTCAATGTCGGGGTGGATTCGCAGATCTACGAAGACCTGAGCGCGCTGATCTGAGGTGATGACCATGAATGGCGACACCGACATCACCCTGAACGGCAAGCCCTTCACCCTGAAGTGCACCCCCCGTGCGCTTCGGGAACTCGACAGCATGGCGGGCAGCTTCAACGACGTCCTCAACGGGCTCGTCTCGTTCCGCTTCTCCACCTACTGCGCCGTCGTGGGCGCCGGCCTGGGCAAGCGACCCAACCTCGTCGAGGACGACGTGTTCGCCTCCGGGCTCGACAACCTCGTCGGCCCGCTGACCGAATATGTCGGGCGGCTCATGCGCGGCGGCCGCGAGGCGCCGAGCGAAGAGGAGAAGGCCACGGGGGAAGCCTGACCCACTCCGCCTACTTCACCTGGCTCATGGAGATCGGGATGGGGTGGATGGGGTGGGACGAGGAGACGACGCTGGACACGCGCATGACCAGCATCGTCACCGCCTACGAAGGCCGGCAAGGCATGCTGCGCGCCATCTTCGGCGGCAGCGACAAGGTCAAGCCGGCGTCCGCCGACGGGCTGGTCTCCACCAAGGACCCGGCCGCGGTGAAGGCGCTGTTCATGGGGCTGAAGGCGAGGGAGGGGTAGGCCACGCCGACCTGGCGCTTCCGCGACTAGAACGGGATCTCGTCCTCGTCTGGCTTCGCGACGCGCCGGGAAGCAACCGGCGGGACGATCGGCCAGTCCGGTGCTTTAAGCTGGGCAGCGCGGAGCGCCTCCTGCATCGCTTTCCCGGCCGCGAAATAGTCCGACGAGCGCTTGGTCTGATGGAGTTCGACGAACTCGTCGATCCGCGGCCAGAGGACGTCGACATAGTACCGCTTAAAATCATCCTTCTGCGAGCTAGTGAAAAAGAACGGCCAGTGTTCGTCAGCGAATGCCGAGCGCATCTCCTCTTCGTATGTCGGAAACAGCTGTGGCTCCCGCGCCAATCGAAGCGCCCTCTCGCCTTCACTAATACTCCAAAAATCTTTCCAAGTGCGCTCGGAGTCCCCGAAGTTACTACCTTCGACTACGATGCCCGACCGCCCCGCGGCCTCAGCAATCGCGCGCTCGACAACAGTGGTAATCGTCTGGCCTCGCAGGCGTGCCATGAACTCCAGCATGAAGCGGGTCTTGGGATCGAGACGGATCGTCAGCGTCTCGCTCTTTTTCGGTGCTCTCGACATGGCCCCTCTCGCGTAATCGGCGCACATTACGTTTTGTGGGATTGAAGTGCAAATGCCGCTTGACGCACGCACCGCGCAGCCTCCATATTGCACGACAAGTGCAGTGCGTTGACAGAGTGAGGAGCGCAAAGAGGATGACCGCGCCGAAATTGCGGGCAGACAGGCGAGTGAGCACCACGTTCACGGACGACGACCTGGATGCCATCGACAGCTGGGGCTTTTCCAAGCGGATCAGAGACCGTTCGGAGGCGATCCGCCAGCTTGTCGGATACGGGCTCGAAACGTCGGCGGCGACTTCGCCGTCCGCGACGACGGCAGGGCAATAGGCCTAAGAACTAGCCCCGCCGTCGTCTGAACACCGCCGCCTTGCCGGGCGGCGACATCATCAACCCCGATGCTTAGGACATCGAGATGACCACAGAACTCTACCAAACGCCGGCCTTGGAGGCCAGCCGCCGCCCGATCGTCACCGTGCGCGGCGGCGACGTGTTCGCCAACAGCCGCGACGTCGCCGCCTTCTTCGCGAAGGAGCACCGCGACGTTTTGCGGAGCATCGACACGCTGGTCGCCCAGGAGCCGGGGCTGGCCCTGCGTAATTTTGCGCAGGGGTCCTACACCCTGCCTGCGACGGGGGACCAGCAGCATCGCTGCTTCGACATGAACCGCGACGGGTTCACCCTTCTCGCGATGGGTTTCACGGGCGGCAAGGCCCTGCGTTGGAAGCTCGCCTACATCGAGGCCTTCAACGCTATGGAGGCCGAGCTTCGCAAGTCGCCGTCCATCGTGCTCGACTATTCGGACCCCAAGGTCCTCCTCGGCGTGCTCGACCATCTCCAGACCAAGGTGTCCGAACAGCAGGCGGTCATCGCGGAACAGGGCGAGAAGGTGAAACAGCTCGCCCGCCTCGAGGGTGCTCGCGGTTCAATGTGCCTGTCTGACGCCGCCAAGACCCTCGGGTGGAAGCGGGCGGACTTCATCGCGCGGCTCGCCGCCGAGCCTGACGATCCGGAGGGCTGGGTGCGGCTGGTCCGGTCCTACAGCGTCCTGGGCGACACCGCCCGTCGAGATGCGGCCTTGACCCAGGCCAAGGCGCGCTACGCCGACAACCCCCAGATATTGCGCGAACTCGCCCAGGCGGCGGAAGCGGAGCCCATGAGATGAGCGGTTGGTTGCCCAAGTCCCGTAAGGCCCGGCGTCGGCTGGTGGTCCTGTCGGCGGTGGCGCCCGTGCTGGCGCTGGCTGTCGGTCTGACGCTTTGGGGCCTGTCGGACTCGATCTCCTATTTCTACACCCCGGCCCAGGCGGCGGAGACGAAGCCGGAGCCTGGCCGCACCATCCAGCTCGGCGGGCTCGTCCAGGACGGCAGCGTGGTCAAGCATCCGGACGGCCGCCTGGAGTTCGTGGTCGCCGACCAGATCACCGCGGCGCCCGTGGTGTTCCAGGGCGATCCGCCAGACCTGTTCCGCGAGGGCCAGGGGGTGGTGGCCACCGGCGCCTTCCGCGAGGACGGCGTCTTCGAGGCCCGTCGTCTGCTGGCCAAGCATGATGAGACCTACATGCCCCGCGACCTTCAGAACGCCCTGAAGGAACAGGGGGAATGGCGCGCCGATGGCGCGCCGCGCGTGCCCGACGCCAAGGACCCGGCGGGGGCGCCCTATGGCGGGGCGGCCGGCCGATGATCGTCGAGATCGGCGCCTTCGCCCTCATCCTCTCCCTCGTTCTGTCGGTGCTGCAGACGGGCGCCTCGGCGCTCGCTCGCCTGCGTCGCGGGCCGGTCCTGGCGGCGGTGGGGGAGGGGGCGGCCATTGCGGCCTTTTTCACCCTGGCGGTCTCCTTCGCCGCCCTGATCTACGCCTTCGTGGTGTCGGATTTCAGCGTCGCCAACGTGACCGCCAACTCTCACAGCGCCAAGCCTCTGCTCTACCGGGTCGG